CTGATTTCTTCGATTTTGCGAGAGATACGCGAAAATCCTTCGAAAATGGCGAACAAAAGTAAAGATAACTGGATTTATTCATATTATCAAAAAGTTAAGGACGGATCGATCGTCGTCGGGGCCTGGATAGAACTTCTTCTGGCCTATCTGATCCGAGGACTTGAAGAAAAACGGTTCTTCTACGATCAGAAGAAAGCAAACGACGCGATCGACTGGATAGAAGCGCACGCTTTCCATACAGAAGGCGTTCTTGCGCCTGGTCCTTTTCTGTTGGAACTTTGGGAAAAGGCTTTTGTCGCGGCGATCTTCGGGATCGTCGACGCTGAAGGAAAGCGACAGTTTCGGGAAGTCGTTCTGATCGTCGCCAGGAAGAACGGGAAGTCATTACTTGCGGCGGCAATCATAAAATACATCTGGTGGATCGACGGCGGCTTCGGAACGAAAATATATATCGTCGCTCCGAAACTAGATCAGACAGACATAATCTACAACAACGTCTGGCAAATGACTTTGTTAGACCCAGAATATCAAGCACTCGTCGAACATCTGTCGGAAAAAGACGAACATAACAAAAAGGTTCACGACGATTCGGTTCTGCCGAAGCACAGAATCAGCGATCTATATATAACGGCGACGAATTCATCCGTCAAGAAGATCGCCTTTTCTGCGAAGAAGTCCGACGGCTTCAACCCGTCACTAACGGCGTGTGATGAAGTTGCGGCCTGGGAAGGCGACGCGGGCTTGAAACAATATGAAGTTATGAAGTCTGGAACGGGCGCAAGACCAGAAAGTCTTCTTCTGTCCTGTTCGACTGCTGGCTATATAAACGACAGTATCTACGACGAACTGATAAAACGTTCCACAAGGTTTTTAAAGGGAGATAGCAAAGAAACAAGGCTTCTTCCTTTTTTGTTTATGATTGACGACCTGGAAAAATGGAACGACATAAACGAACTACGGAAAAGCAATCCGAACTTGGGCGTTTCCATTTCGGTTGACTTCCTGTTGGAGCAGATCGCAGTCGCAGAAGGTTCGCTTTCGGCGAAGCGCGAATTCATAGTCAAGTTTTGCAACATCAAGCAGAATAGTTTCCTTGCGTGGCTTGATACTGCGACCGTGAACAAGTGCTTTGGCGATCCGCTCGATCTGGAAGATTTCAGATCGTCGTACGCGGTTTGTGGCGTCGACTTGTCGCAAACGACTGACTTGACGGCCGCGACCTGTTTGATTGAAAAGAACGAAAAGATTTTCGTTTTTGCGAAGTTCTGGCTTCCGTCGGAACGGATCGCAGACGCGACCGCACGCGACGGCTTACCTTATGAGCTTTTCATCCAGCGCGGATTGCTTGAACCGTCTGGCGAAAACTTTGTCGACTATCGGGACTGCTTCAACTGGTTCGTCGAACTGGTTGAAAAATACGAAATACTTCCATTGATGGTCGGCTACGATAGATATTCTTCGCAGTATCTCATCCAGGACCTAGAAGCATACGGCTTCAGAACAGACGACGTCTTCCAGGGCGACAACCTATACGGCGTACTTCGTGAACAGGAAGGGCTATGCAAGGACGGCCGCGTCTTTTGCGGCGACAATGATCTGCTAAAGGCTCACTTACTGAACGCCGCTTTGAAAATGAATGTCGAACGTGGACGCGGAAAACTTGTAAAAATAAACGCAAACGCACACATTGACGGAACGGCCGCGCTGGCTGATGCGTTTTGTGTGCGTCAAAAATATTATAGCGAAATTGGGGATCAATTAAGGAACGACAGGGGTTAAACATGGGACTGTTTGATGCAATTTTCAAAAAAGCGCCAAAGCCAGAAGGAAAGTATACGGGCGCCTTCAAGATGCTGAACGGCTACACGCCGCATTTCACTTCATACAACGGGTCGATTTACGAACAACAGTTAATACGGGCCGCTATCAATGTAAGGGCGACGCATACGGCGAAATTGAAGGTTGAAGTTAGCGGATCGGCGAAACCAGCGCTTCAGAACAAACTGAAACACGGGCCGAATCAATACCAGACATGGTATCAGTTCATGTATCGCCTTTCTACAATCCTTGATATTCATAATAGCGCCTTTATCTGTCCCGTGTACGATCAGTACGGCGAAATATCGGGAATTGTTACGCCGCTTCCGCAAAAGTGCGAAATTATTTCGTTCAAGGACGTTCCGTACCTTCGGTATGAATTCCAGGACGGCAAAAAAGCCGCGCTGGAACTTGAAAACTGCGGGATCATGACGAAACACCAATACAAGTCAGACTTCTTCGGAGAGAATAACAACGCGTTATTCCCGACGATCGACTTGATACACATTCAGAATCAAGGGATTCAAGAAGGCGTTAAGTCTGCCGCGACGTATCGGTTCTGGGCGCAGGTGAACAACTTCACGCGATCCGACGATCTGACAAAGGAACGGGAACGCTTCACGGAAGAAAACTTCGGGAAGGATGCAAAGGGCGGCGGCCTGTTGCTTTTCCCGAATACCTACGCGAATATCAATCAGATTAAGGCGGAACCGTGGGTCGTAGATTCTGAAGAAGAAAAGATCATAAAAGCGAACGTCTTCGACTACTTCAATGTAAACGAAGAATTGCTTCAGTCTTCCGTATACGGTGACAAGTGGGTTGCGGCCTATGAAGGAATCTGCGAACCGTTCGCGATTCAGTTTTCGGAAGTCACAACGAAGATGCTTTTCACGTTTCGGGAGCAGTCGCAAGGAAACTACGTTATGGCGTCCGCGAATCGGCTTCAGTATATGTCGAACAAGGAAAAACTTGAAGTTTCGGCACAGTTGGCGGACCGCGGAATCTTGAACCGTGACGAAGTCCGCGAAATTTGGAACCTTCCGCCGTTACCGAATGGCGAAGGCCAGGAATACATCATCCGCGGCGAATACTACAACGCAACGGAAAAAATCAACGAAGAAGAAGGGGGAGCAGATAATGCAGAAGAATAAGGAGATTCGCGCGTTTATGTTTGAAGTACGCGCCGAACAGAACGAAGATCACGGACACTTTCTGGCGGGAACGCCGATCGTTTACAACGAACGGACGGACCTTGGATGGTACGACGAAATAATCGACCGCGGCGCTTTGGATGAAGCGGACCTTCGGGACGTGCGCTTCCTTGTGAACCACAACACCGATATGATCCCGCTGGCAAGGTCGCGTAACAACAACGTTAATTCGACCATGCAACTTGAAGTGACTGACGGCGGAATGAACATCCGCGTCGATCTGGACGTCGAGAACAACGCCGAAGCAAAGTCGCTTTATTCTGCGGTAGAACGCGGCGACCTGGACGGAATGTCCTTCATGTTCACAGTAGATGCTGACGCCTGGGATGATCTGGAATCAGAACACCCGACGCGACATATAACAAAGCTTGGGAAAGTATTTGAAGTATCGGCCGTAACTTTCCCTGCTTACGAAGCTACAACTATTTCGGCCCGCGGATTAGACGACGCGCTGGATAGCGCACGCCTATCGCTGGAGAGCGCAAAAGCGGAACGACAGGCAGTTGAAGCGAAAAAACAACGTATCAGAATCATGAAAGGGGTTTGACATGGAACTGAAAGAACTGACGATCGAGCAGATCGAAGAAAGAAAGTCCGCTATCGTTGCGGAACTTGACAACGACGGAGCCGATCTTGACGCACTCGAAGCTGAAATGCGTTCTCTGAATGAAGAAATCGAAGCACGCAAGGCTGAAGAAGCGAAAAAGGCAGAAATCCGCCAGGCAATCGCCGAAGGCAATATCGGCAAAGTAACAGAAGAAAAGAAACTCGAAGAAAGGGAGAAAGCTATGACAAACAATGAAGTTCGCGCTACAAAAGAATATGTAGACGCATTTGCACGCTACCTGGTTAGCGAAGACGCTACCGAAGTTCGTTCCCTGTTGACAGAGAACGTTGCGGGCGGTTCTTTACCCGTTCCCGCTATGGTTGACGATATCATCCGTACCGCATGGGAAAGAAACGACATTCTGTCCCGCGTACGCAGAACAGAGATTCGCGGCAATCTGAAAGTCGCATTTGAGAGAGTAGCAAGCGCCGCTGGCGTTCACACAGAAGGCGCGGCCGCTCTGGACGAAGAAACGCTGAAACTCGGTATCGTTACAATGGTTCCCGCTTCTATCAAGAAGTGGATCACTATTTCCGACGAAGTTGTTGCTATGGGCGGCGAAGCACTCGTTCGCTACATCTACGACGAAGTAACATATCAGATCGTGAAGAAACTGTCTGATCTGGTTGTAAACGACATCAAGACTGCTACTACTTCCGCAACATCTATTGCGGCTTGTGTTGCACAGATCACCAGCGCGCCGACAGTTACCGCTATCGCTTCCGCATATGCGAACCTGTCTGACGAAGCTACTGACCCCGTCGTTATCATGAACAAGCTGACATACGCTAATTTCGTAGCGGCACAGGCGGCGGCAAATTACAGTATTGATCCGTTCATGGGTCTTCCTGTTGTGTTCAACAACAGTCTGCCTGCATATGATGCCGCATCCAGCGGCAACGTTTACGCAATCGTCGGCGATCTGAAGGGTGAAAGCGTGAACTATCCCGAAGGCGACGGAATCGCTCTGAAGTATGACGATCTGTCGAAGGCTGAACTTGACCTTGTCAAGGTTGTCGGCCGTCAGTATGCGGCTCACGCAGTAACGGCTTGCGGTCGCTTCACGAATATTAAGAAGGCTTGATCGTTTGAAGGTTAAGTTGTTACGCGACGCACGAATCACGCACCACGCGGGCGAAGTTGTAGAAACGACGCCCGCTGAAGGTGCGTTTTTAGTTTCGGTCGGTTCGGCTGAAGCAATCCTGGAACGCGTCGCACAAAAGGCGACGGCGCCTGTTGTCGAAACTGCTGAAAAGGCCGTCAAAGCACCGAAGGCAGTCACAACGGCAAAGAAGCCGACCAGGACAAAGAAGGGGTAAACAATGGCTTTGCTAGATAAAGTGAAACTTGCGCTTTTAATTTCGTCGAATGACTTCGATACTGAACTGTCCGATCTGATCGGTTCGGCGTTCATTGATCTGAACATAGGCGACGTGAACGAAGACGTTACGGTATCGACTACGACGGACGCCGCGATCATCCGCGCGGTTTGTTGTTACGTTGGATATCAGTTCGAACTCGAACACGGCGCGCTAAACAGGGCGGACGCTTTCAAGCGGTCGTATGACGAACAGAAAGCACAGTTAAGCATGGCGACAGGCTACGCGAATTTTTGACTATGAATCAAGCGGCGAAAATATCACTACTTAAAACTACATACACACAGGACGCTATCGGCGAATGGATTGAAACATCCACAAAAAATACCGTTTTCGCGTATGTATCTTCCGTTAGTATGTCGGAATTCTACCAGGCGGGACTGCAAGGCATGAAACCCGAATTCCGCTTTATGATCTGGCAGACGGAATACGACGGCGAAGAAACGCTGGAATATAACGACATGGTATACACGATCTATCGGACCTATCTTCGGGACGACGGACGCGTCGAACTGTATGTAACGCAGAAGAAAGGGGACGAAGGCGAATGACTTTAAATGATCTGAAACAGACGCTTTCGTCGATATCCACTTTTCAGACAAAAGTGACGTATCGCGCGTGGCCTGTTGGAAAAGCGCCGAAACTGCCGTTCATATGCTATCTGGCAACGGACACGCAGAACTTCGACGCTGACAACATTGTTTATCACAAAATACAGAACGTAGCGGTCGAACTCTATACCGCGAAGAAGGACGTAGCGTCCGAAACGCTGATAGAAGATAAGTTCGCCGAAGTCGGTATCGTGTGGGACAAGGACGAAACCTACCTAGACGACGAAGACTGCTACGAAATCATTTATTCTATAACACTATGAAAGGGGTTCTATCATGGCTGATAAAGTAAAATTCGGTATCAAGAACGTACATCTGTTTCCGATCACGTCATATGTAAGTTCTGTACCGACATACGGTACCGTGATTGACGTACCTGGCGCGGTTTCCTTATCTATGGGCGCCCAGGGCGACATTAACAAGTTTTACGCCGACAATATCGTGTACTATCAGACTTCCGCAAATAACGGATATGAAGGCGATCTGACCGTCGCACTCATTCCCGACGGAGTATATGAAAACATCTTCGGATATACGAAGGACACGAACGGCGTTATCGTGGAAGACGCTTCGAAGGAAGCAAAAGCGTTCGCTATGACCTTCGAAGAAGAAGGCGACACGACAGGAACGAAGTTCGTTCTGTATAACTGTACTGCTACACGTCCGACGCGCGATCTGAACACGATCGAGGATCAGAAGACGCCGACGACGCAGGCGCTGACAGTTTCTGCCGCACCGTTAAAGAGCGGCGAAGTTATGGCTATGACAAGCGCTACAACGCCCGATTCCGTTCTGAACGGCTGGCATAGTAACGTATATTTTTCCGCATAAGGGGCATAACATGAACAAAAAGGTCACAGTCGACAATTTGACCGACGAAATAATGAAGTCGTTGAAGGAATTCGAAAACGTGACTGATAAGGACTGCCAGGACGGGGTTCTTGACACGGCACAGGAAGCCGTCAAAGAACTTCGTCTGGCAAAGCCCAACGGTACGCCCGTGTATCAGTCGTGGCAGAAGTATAACAACGGCTGGGGCATGGACGCTAAAATCAAAGGGAAAAAGACGTCGGCAACGGTCAGAAACAAAACGGACTATCGGCTGACGCATCTGTTGGAATATGGACACGCGCTAGTTCGTGGCGGGCGTAGGGTTGGTCAGACAAGGGCCTTCGAGCATATCGCGCCCGTGGCGAAACACGCTGAAGAAAATCTATACAAGAATATCTTGAAAAGGGTGGAAAATGGATAAAATCGTCAAAATAGGAGATAGGGAAGTAAAATTCCGCGCAACGGCGCGAACGCCGCGACTGTACCGCGCTTTGATCGGACGGGACATGATCGCGGATATTAACAAGCTGAAAAAGAAGTTTGAGAAGGTCAAAAACGGCGACGAAGTGCTTGACATTATGGACCTTCAAATTTTCGAAGATACGGCGTATATCATGGCAAGACACGCCGAACCAGAGATCGAACAGAAAACGGCGGACGAATGGCTCGATACGTTTGATATGTTCTCGATCTACGAAGTTTTACCACAAATACTTGAACTTTGGTCGATCAATACGGTTCAAACGTCAACGCCTAAAAAAAAATAGCGCCGATAGACCGTGAACCGAACGGGGCTATCTTTATGCTTCGTTGTGCAGAACTGAACCTGTCGACTACCGATCTGGACGAAATGACCGTCGGAATGGTCTTCGATATGATAACGGAACGCGCAAACGATCACGAAAAATACGACAAGAAAGCGCCTGCTGGCAGTATGGCGGCGTTTTTCCGTGGCGAACTCAATCTGGGAGAATAGAAACACATGGCGGCAACTAAAATTCGCGGAATCACAATCGAACTAGGGGCGGACACCAGCGGATTGTCGAAGGCGCTGAAAAGCGTCAATTCTGATATCAAGACGACGCAGAAGTCCTTGAAGGACGTAGAACGCCTGCTGAAACTCGATCCGACGAACACCGAACTTCTTCAGCAGAAACAACGGCTTCTTGGCGACCAGGTAGAACAGACTTCGAAGAAGCTGGACGCGTTGAAGGAAGCGCAAAAGCAGGTCGGCGAAGAACTTGCGAAGACAGGCGAAGGCCAGGAACAATACGACGCTTTGACGCGCGAGATCGCGGCGACTGAACGCGAACTGAAGGAAGCCGAAAAGGCCGCAAAGTCCTTTAACGCTACGACGGAAAAAATCGCGCGATCCGCTGAAAAGTTGGCTGGCAAGTTTTCGACAGTCGCAAGCAAAACGAAAAACCTGTCGAAGATTGCGGGCGGTCTTCTTGCGTCCATGGGCGCTTTGGCGGTCAAGACGGCACAGGAAGCCGACGAGCTGGCAACGCTTTCGAAGCAGACAGGCATTTCAACCGAAGAACTCCAAAAAATGAAATATGCCGCCGATCTGATCGACGTTGATACTGATACGATCGTCGGCGGAATGAAAAAACTGAAGAAGGCAGTCGGCGACGGAAACGGCGCGTTTGAAGAACTTGGCGTCAAGACGACGAAGGCGAACGGCGAATTCCGCGATATGACCGACATTTTTTACGATACTGTCAAGGCGCTTTCGGAAATTCCGAACGAAACCGAACGCGATATCAAGGCCATGGACCTGTTCGGAAAGTCTGCGGATGAACTAGCAGGCGTGATCGACGACGGCGGCCTTGCTTTGAAGCAACTTGGCGAAGAAGCCGAAAACATGGGATTGATAATCCCGCAAGAAACGATTGACAAGGCGAACGAATTCAATGACGCGATCGACCAGATCAAGGCCGAAGCGACAGGGACGTTTGCAGAAATCGGAACGGAAATAGCGGAAATGTTGCTTCCGTATCTGCCAGACATAAAGGAAACAATCGAAGGCGTTCTTCAAGCGCTTCGGGACATGGACCCCGAAACACTTGGAACGGCGGCAAAATGCGCGGCTATCGTTGCGGCGATATCGCCGATTGCAACGGTCGCAAGTTCTGTCACGACTGCGGTCGGAAACATGACGAAGGCTATCGGGGAAATCGGGGTCGGTTCGGCTTCGATTCTTGGCATAGTCGCGGCGGTTGTTATTGCTTTCGGTATCTGGGGCGACAAAATACAAGAATTTACGGACAATATCATAAACGGTGCGCTGGCGAAACTGTCGACTGATTGGGCTGAAAAGTTCGAATTCATGGGCGAAATAGCGAATTCGTTCCAGGCGACAATCAAAGGATTTTGGAAGGCTTACAGAC